AAAGAATTATGGCAGAAGAAGTAATTGTAATTAATGAACCGAACGAAATAGCCAAGGATTTCGAGGAAGGTACATTGCTGAATGTTAACGGTAGATTATTGAAAGTAGTGTCGGATGATGATGTACCTGCACAGCAGAATACTTGCGATATATGTGCTCTTGACACTAAAGGGTTGACAGAATTTTGCCCTTGTGCAAGATGTAGCGATATTCACTTTAAAGAGATTGAAGACCATGAATGAGTTATTTTTCCACGAATGCAGAGCCGCAGGGCTCGTATTCAAGACCTCGGATGACTGGTTCAAGTGGTTGACCGAGAACGGCTACGACATCAAGAAGCCGGTTGCAGAGCATGAAGGCTTCCAGTACAACATCAATGATATTTGCATCAATCCGCACGTAATCGAGTATTCCGTAGAGGGTGCAGACAACTGGGGATGGAAGGTAATGACCGCCAATACACAGTTCGGCTGGATATGGGGCTACAGAATTCAGAAGGGAAAGCATTGGTACGACAGCCCGGTTGCCTACCCGAGTAGATATGACACTATCAGCATCTTCTACGGTAATGAGAAGGAAGCAGAGCACGATGCCCTGACCTGCATCATCAGAGACCTCGAGAAGAATGCTGGAACCAAGAACGCCAGACTTCTTATCTGGGCGGCAAAGAAGAAGAGGGCAGACATCATTCATCCACAGATTGAACTTTTTGGAAAGGAGGTGGAGGGATGAAAATATCAGCATTTATAAAACTTCTTGAAACTCACAAGAAACAGTTTGGTAATATAGATGTTGTTGATGACTTGGGATATATCACAAATGACATTGTATACAACGAAGAAGATAATTCTTTGATGATAGTTACAGACACATTTAGAAAAGTAAGAAGAAATGAAAAAGATTGAAATCATCACGGACGAACACCGACATCACGTATACGTTGGCAACACCGACTTCTGGCTCGACGCCCAGGAACTGGTGGAACTGTACAAGAAACTCGGACACGTGAAGTTATAAACAACAATAAGCAATAAAAACATGGAAGTAAATGAAGAATTCAAGCGCAAAATGAAGCGCAGGTCAGAAGAGATAATGAAAAAGGCTAAGAGACTTGCAGAAGTGACAGAAGGAGAGACCGTGAGCCTGAGGTTCCTGCAATCCATGCTAGAACTACAGCTTACGCATCAAGAGGCTACTTTCGTGGCATTGAAAATGCTACCGACAAAGAAGGTTGCAGATGCCTACACTAAAGCGCAGGTTTCCTGCCTTGACTTCATAGAGACCGTGACCGACGAAATGATAAGGGTCTTTGAAAATCATAACAAAAAAAAGAAACAATAAAAACATTCAGACAATGGAACAGAAAGATATTGATATTTACGAAATACTCAAGAATGAAGAGTACGGTACGGAGTTGTACACGCCAATATGTGGGAAGGTGTGGTACAGTGGAATGGCAAACGACAAGGACAGTGCGAAAGCAATCTGGACTGAGGACGAAGATGGAAGAGAACATTTTTTCGACAAGAACGGAAAAGTCTCTAAAGAAGGAGAAGTCCTGCTTTTCCCATCAAAGGAAATGAGAGACTGGAGCAAGTTCTTCAAGAAGGGAGACGTGCTTGTTCATAGAGATGGCGACATACATGTTATCTTTGAAGGGTTTAAGGATAATCGCTACACAAGATTTAAAAGCAAGCATTATCTTTGGAAAGAATGTTTCGAAGATTATAGCAAAGAACAATCCGGAATGGTAACTTTTACGTTTAGGAAAGTTAGCGATGATGAAGCCAAGACCTACATCAACACTATCGAGAAATTTTTGGGCGGCAAGTTGAACCGCGAAACTCTGGAGATTGAGAAACCTCAGCCTGAGTTCAAGGAGGGAAATGTTTTGTTTGTGAAATGCAAGGGCGATAATTTTATTGAAATCTTTAAATACTCTGAAAAGAATGGTGACTTATTTGACCACGCTTCACTAGTCCCTAGAACGCAGGAATTAGATACCTCTGGTAAATATAAAATATGCAAAGAAAGTATCGTAGAAATTCGCCTTGCCACAGAAGAAGAGAAAGAACAGCTCTTCTCAGCTCTAGAAAAGAAAGGCAAACGCTGGGATATTGAGAAGAAACAGATTGTGGACTTGAAGCCAGCGTTTGAAATCGGCAAACTCTACGTTTTTAAAGAGGAAGACGAGGACGGAGAGTTGACAGTCATCGGTAAACTCATCGACAAGAACGAAAGCGAAGATACGCTGACATTCGGCAACCAGTACGAAATCGAGAACGAGAAGTTCGTGACCGACCAAACCTTCGACCTGCGTATCAGCGTTAACAAGGAACTGCGAGAAGCAACAGATGAAGAATATTGCACGTTCCGGGAGGCTTATTACCTATGGGAGAAGAGCAAGGAAAAGAAGAGCGAGGAGCAGTCAGCCTTCAAGACCTTCGACAAGGTGCTGGTGAGTAATGGAGAGGAATACAATTGGCAGCCAGCCTTCTTTGTTAGTGACCGTGGAGAGGGAGCAATTTACAGATATAATGTCTTGCCCATCAAAAGCGGAAAAGTAGCGGACTTCGCCTTCTGCATCCCATTCGAGGGCAATGAGCACCTCACCTTCACGTCAGACCCATTCTAGTGGACGTATGGCGAGTGAATTATGCAAGGCTTGCGATGCCGGGCGAAACTGCTTAAATGGCATATACTGCCCGGCACGCAAGCAATATGTAGAACATCAGGTAATACTTGAATGCAATGAGCGATTTAGCAACAAGGGAGAAGAACAGAACGTACTACCAGGAGCACCGGGAACAGATACTCAGAGCCACGAAAGAGTGGCGAAAGAGAAACCGGGAAAAATACCGGGCGTATCAAAAGGAGTACTGGAGTAAGCACTATAGAAACTACGGTACTAAGAACCGGGTAGCTGACAGAGCGATGCGTGAGAGGAAGAAGCCGGACGTAGAGAAGGCTCTTTCCATGTTCAGGAATCCGCAGCAGGCAGCGCATCTGGCATGGCTGCTGGAAAACAAAAAGAATAATCGGTCGTGAGTTAAATAATAGAGTTTTTAACCAGCGAGGACAGAAGGAGATAGGCTCTTCAGTAAAAATCTTATAACATTTCTTGAAAAAATATAGAGCCGGAAACGCATCTCCAGAAGTCTGACAACAAACAGAGAAAGCGAGGTGGTACATGAAGAAGTAAGAAAAAGAAAGCGTTAGAAATTATGCTTTTATTCATTAGGCTGGCGGTGGAAGAAGGAAGAACCCTGCAACATATACATTTTGTTATTCATTTATTTTGCAAGCGCAGGCACAACTTCCGGAATCCCTGCCAGCTTTCTCTATCGAAACCGAAAAGAAGGGAAAGAAAGGGGTAGGGGAAAGATAGGGATAATAACGCATGTGCGCACGTATATGCGCACGTAAAGGGTGTTGCGTAAAACTACACACCAGCAAAACAAAATAAACGCTTAGGCGTGAAATTTGAACAAAATAAGTACTTTAAAGAAAAAATGGAAAAAGGAACAGTTATAATCGGAATCGACCCAGACAACCTGGAAAGCGGAGTTGGAGCAGTCTTTGACGACAAGAAGTTTCTCGCTTATAAGATGAACTTCCCAGCTTTGATAGATTACCTCAAGGCTATGAACGAGAGTTGCAAAAAGATGAAGGTCGTTATTGAAGGCGGATGGCTCAACAAAAGCAACTGGCATGTGCTTAATCGGTTCATGACAGCAGTCAAGGCAGCAGCAATCGGACGCTCTACAGGAATGAACCATCAGACCGGAATCTTGATTGTTGAGTGCTGTAAACATTACAATATCCCATGCGAAATCGTAAAGCCACTAAAGAAGTGCTGGAAGGGGAAAGACGGAAAAATCACGCAAGACGAACTTGCTTATTTTGTAAGCGCAGGAGAAAAGATGCCGAGAATGAACCAAGACCAGAGAGACGCACTTCTACTAGCATGGGTATGCGCAGGATACAAGGTCAGAGTGAAGCCGAAGAAACCGCAGACAACCCTGAAAAAGACCATCAGAGCCCTTTGAGGGATAAGATAAAAACGAAGTGTTGGAAAATGTTAAAATTGTGCAAAGAACAAACAACTAAAGCAAAAAAGTAGTATCTTTGCGCCAGTGTTTATCAGATAAGCACGTATTTCGAACTTAAAACAAGAAGAAAATGAAAACAGAAGAAATCGCGCTATCGAGGGTCAGCGAGAATGAGGCGAACCCTAGAGAGATAAGTCAAGCGAACTTTCAGAAGCTTGTGCAGAGCATCATTGTGTTCCCAAGAATGTTGACCCTGCGCCCGATTGTTGTTGATGAGACCTTCCACGCATTGGGTGGCAACATGAGACTGAAAGCCTTGCAGCACATTGTCACGATGGACGAAGCAAGCATTCAGGTAAAGCTGGATGCAGAGCAGCGTCTGTCCGATGAGGAGCAAGCCGTATTGATGGAGTATTGGCAGGGATGGCAGCAGCAGCCAACAGTTACCGTGGTGAGCGCATCAGACTTGACAGAAGCACAAAAGCAGGAGTTTATGATTAAAGACAACCTGTCCTTCGGTAACTGGGACTTCAACGACCTTGCGAACCGGTGGGACAGCGCACAGCTTCAGAACTGGGGTATTCCAGTCTGGAACCCGGCACCAGTGGAAGCAAGCAGCACCAGCAAGTGCAAGAAGAAAGGCAAGGACGACCAAGAGGGCGACCCGTTCGCAGGGGAACTACCTCCTGAAATCGAAGGGCAAGACTTAACTCCTGACGACTTGCCTGAGGTAATGGGCGATGGCGTTTTGCCACGTGAGAACGTAATCATTCACTACAAGCCAGCCGATGAGCCGTTCCTTGCCAAGCTGCTTGGAGTTGGTCATATCGACCGCATCGTCTGGAACTTTGATGAACTGAAACCAAGACAAGAAGGAAAGGAGGAAGACAATGGAGAAGAATAAAATCGAGAACATCAACCTGCACGACCTGGTGGAGAACCAAGACAACCCACGCAGCATTGAGCCACAGCAGATGCAGAAACTCGTTGAGAGTATTCTGACGTTTCCAAAGATGTTGCAGATGAGACCAATCGTCTGTAATGAGAACCGGGTTATCCTCGGAGGAAACATGCGCTTCCGTGCCCTGCTCAACATCGAGCAGATTGAAGACGAAGCTATCAAGAACGCAATAGAGACCGTTGCCGTGAAACTGACCGATGGAGAGAAGCAGCAGCTTTGCAGCCACTGGGAGAAGTGGAAGGCAGAACCAAAGGTCGAGGTCGTTATGGCTGACAGCCTGTCCGAGGAAGAGACGGACGAGTTCATCATCAAGGATAACGTCTATTTTGGCAGCTGGGATGAAGAGAAGCTAAAGGGAGCATTTGACGTTGACGATATGCAGCGATGGGGATTGAACCCCTGGGAAATCCAGCAGGAAGCCACGACCTGCGAACCGGCAGAGGACGAAGAACAGCGCATCATCATCGTTTACCGCAGCGAGGACGCACAAGCCGTGGCAGATATGCTGGGACTTGACGCAATCGGGAAGCGCAACTTTGATGTGGACGAACTCAAGGAAAAAACCGAACAGTCGGAAATTTAGCGTTTAAGCCGGAGAAACGTTTGAAACGGATAAACTGTCAGCTCTGAACAATTCAATCCGGCAGAGGCGAAATTTAACAAAAACAACTCGAATATGAGAAAGACTTGTGTTTTTATCATTGGAACCAACGCCAGCGGAAAGAGCACCGTTGCCCGAAAGCTGATAGAAAGCTTTGGTGGAATCGAAAGCTATTCGGACGGAATAAGCAGCACCAGGGATGGAGTTGCATTTGCAGGGCGATACGATGTTAAGTACGGAGGTGTTGACAATCTGAACGGTACGACCATACTTCGTGACATCGTGAAGAAGGCACTGGAGAGCACCGACTGCATCATTTGCGAAGGGATGAGACTTAAATGCTGGGGTCCGAACCTGACGCACGCAATGTTCAATGCGGACAGACAGATTGTAATCTTCTTATACGCACCACTGGAAGAAATCCAAAAAAGGCTCGCAGAACGGTCGAACGGAACGTTGAGCAAGGATATTATCCGGGGACAGCGAGAATCGGCACACTCGGCAAGGAAATGGCAAACTGCGGGGTGTGACGTTGTAGCGATAGACACCACGAAGCAGACAGCAGACCAAATCGCAGACTTTATCATCAGCAAAATAAATTCATGAGGATATGGCAGAACATTATGGCAACACGCCAAGAATAACATACGAGTTTCCCGACTGCTCAATGCCAATGGCTTTTGATACTTACAATAATTGCAGCTTTGGCTGTATGTATTGCTTTGCTCAGAACCAGCGAGGTATTGGCAGCAAGAAGAAGGGATACATGAACAAGGAGGTTAAGGACGTGAGCGTTGAGCGCATCAAGCGAATGTTCATTGACCCCGACAAGCACGGTGGAGACTTTGCGCCATACATCAAGGCTCGCAAGGTTATGCAGTGGGGAAGCATGAGCGACCAGTTCGACAACTTCGAACGTAAGTACGGAACGACACTGGAACTTTTGCGCTTCTTCAAGGATATAGACTATCCGCTTTGCTTCTCGACCAAGGGAGCATGGTTCACCAAGGATGAGCGATACATGGACCTGATCAGAGGGCAGAAGAACTGGAACTTCAAGTTCTCAATCATCACCGGCGATGCAGAGAAGGCTAGAGTAATAGAGCGAGGGGTGGAAAGCCCACAAGCAAGACTGGAAGCCATCGAGCGCATCGCCAATGCAGGGGCAGGAGGTGCAACGCTGAGACTGAGACCCTTCATCATCGGAGTGAGCACGCCAACGTACCTCGACCTTATCAAGGAAGCATTCAACAGAGGGGCTACAGCCTTGAGCACCGAATTCTTCTGTCTCGAAACGAGAAGCCCGACATTGAGGGAATTGTTGCCTACCATCAGCAAGATGGCAGGTTTCGACATTCTCGCATTCTACAAGAAGTACAGCGTACAGACCGGCTATCTGAGACTGAACCGCAAGGTCAAAGAACCGTTCTTCAGGAACATGAAGGAACTTTGCGACCAGCTGGGAATGCGCTTTTATGTATCGGACGCACACTTCAAGGAACTTTGCCACAACGGAAGTTGTTGCGGATTGCCGCCAACGTGGAACTACAGCAGGGGGCAGATGTGCGAAGCACTGAACATTTGCAAGCGCAAGGGATACGTGAGGTGGAGCGACATCAAGCTGGATGCAGAGAACCTTTTGAGGGCGAGACTTGAGAAGGCGATGAACCTGGGAACAAGAGAGAAGTACTCGAAGTATTACACGATGAGCGCAGCCGACTACATGAAGTGGTGCTGGAACAATCCGCAGGCAGCGCACTCGCCATACAAGATGTTCGAAGGGGCAATGTTGCCAGCTGACGAACGAGACAGCGAGGGAAACATCGTATACAAGTACAACGGAGCGAAATTTTAAATCAAGAACCGTATGCCACAAGGTAATAACAACAAACATCGAGCGCAGAAAATCGACATCGAGAACCGCCTGCAGATTATCGCACCCCTATACCGCAAGGGATGGACGGAGCGAGAAATCACGGCAGAGGTTCGCAAGCGGCTCGACAGACCGAAATACAATCAAGCGCACTGCGACATTCAGCGGTTATTGAAGGAGTGGAGGGAAGAGAGACTGACCGACACGGACGAAAAGATAACAAGCGAGGTGGCAAGGTTGAAACTGGTGATACGTGAAGCCTGGGACGCATGGGAGAAATCCAAAGCGGACTATAACAGCAAGACACAGACACAAGTCGGACTGCCTAACAAGGATCCAGACACCGGGCTGGTAACGATGGATACCGTAAAGGCGATAATGTTCGATGCTGAGAAGCGAGGACTAGGAGACCCAAGGTATCTTGACATCATCCTAAAGGCTGAGACGCAGATTTGCAAGCTGCTCGGACTTGATAAGGTCGTGCTCGACCTGAACGCAGGCTTTCAAGGCGGCATCGAGGTACGGTACATCAACTCGGGACACCAGTGCGCATCCAGCGAGCAGGAAGTAATCGAGCGTGAAGGATTGGATAAAGAATAATTTTTTACCATAATTTTGTTTTAAGTTTTATTGTTTGAAAGTATGGCACTATTTGACGTTATTGGTGAACTGTATGACCCGAATGCGGACGTGAAGCCAAGGTTTCTCGTAAACCAAGGAGGCACGTCCTCGGGGAAGACATACACCATCATGCAGCGTCTTATAGTGCTTTCTTTTGAGCACCCCATGGCAATTATCACGGTGTGCGGTCAAGACCTCCCGAACCTAAAGGTTGGAGCCATGCGAGACCTAGACACCATCCTGCACTCAAGGGCAGAGTTGCTGGACTGGTTCAAGAACAACAAGAGCGACAGCAGCTACAGAGGTAAGAATGGCTCAATCATCGAGTTCAAGAGTTATCAAGATGCGCAGGATGCGAAGAACGGAAAGCGAGACTATCTGTTCGTGAACGAGGCGAACGGTGTACCCTACGAAGTGTTTTGGCAGCTTGCCATCCGAACCAGAAAGCAGGTGTTCATCGACTACAACCCAAGTGCAAGGTTTTGGGTGCACAACAACATCATCGGCAGGGATGATTGCAGATTAATCCTGAGCGACCACCGAAACAACCGATTCCTGACTGAGCAGGAACACAAGAAAATTGAAGAGATTGACGACCCCGAACTTTGGCGAGTTTACGCAAGAGGACTGACCGGAAAGATAACCGGGCTTATCTTCACCGACTGGGGCATCGTTGACAAGCTGCCACCAAGGGAGGAGTGGAAGATGGAATGCAGGGGTATGGACTTCGGATTCACCAACGACCCAACTGCGCTGGAGCACGTTATATTGGCGCACGGAGAGTTATGGGTGGATGAAGAAATCTACCAGCCTGGAATGACGAACGATGACATCGCAGACCGGTGCAAGGAGCAAGGACGGACGAAACGAGACCTTATCATTGCGGATTCGGCAGAGCCTAAGAGCATTCAGGAGATACACAACCGAGGGCTTTGGATAATCGGCAGCACCAAGGGAGCGGACAGTATCAACAACGGAATCGACATTCTCAAGCGTTTCCGCATCAACATAACAAGACGCAGCCACGGCATCATCGGGAACATGCAGCAATACAAGTGGAAGAAGTCAAGGGATGGAGAGACAACGAACCAGCCTATAGACGCATTTAACCACGGCATAGACGCAATACGATACGTAGCCTTAAAAAAGTTATCCGTAGCAAGCCATGGAACGGCTAGGGCGCACGTATTGAGACAAAGATAACGGCAAAATTATAAAGCGTATGGATAATAACACTACATTCAAGTACTGGCTGGCAGTTGCTAGGCACACCAGCTACAAAATCGGCAAGCAGCCACGACCAGCGTTTGTCGGAGGGAAACGAGTGCCCGACAATCTCAATCAGCTATCCATCGGGCAGCTAATAGACCTTTCCCAGCTATCAGACAGCGAGGAAAGTCTGTATCAGATAGTGACAACCGTCCTCGGTCTGAGCCACAAGGAAGTGGAGCAGGCTAGGGCTGTTGATGTTGTTATGCTCATCGGTTGGGTAACATCAGAGGTGGAGCGCATCAATAAACTCTTCGAGAGTACAGACACAGCGAAGCCAACACGACTGGAGAAGGAGGCAGGCATCGATACCCTGCGGTTCGGACTGTTCGGCATGCTGGACTGGTATGCGGTAAGGATGGGCATCAGCGACCACGACCAAGTATTGAAAACACCATGGCTTCGCATCTACAAGTGCATGGAAATGGACAACAAGAGAAGCGTGTACGAGCGGAACCTGCAGAAGTTGCAGGCAGAGGAAATGAAACGTAAATCCAGATAATTATGGCAACAATTCGAGAAACATTAAAGCAGTTGGCAGCAGACACGCTACCAGACTACACCTACCTATTCGAGGACTGGGACACGGCGGACACCAAGCTGGAGAAACTGAACTATCCTGCAGTCGTCTGCATCATCCCAGCCAGCGGCACGACAGAGATACGCAACGGCAGAGTATACGACACCGTGAACGTTGCCCTGGCTTATCTCGACACCGTACCGAGGGCAGCGGAAGGAGAAGACAATGGAGAGTGCATCGACCGAATGAAGGTGGCAGGGGCAAGGATGATACGGGCCATCAACCAGTCGCACCAGTTCGAACCATTGGAAGGGCAGCAGTACTACGAGACCATCATCGAGCGGCTGAGCACGATAGTGTCGGGCGTAATGTACTCCCTTCAGCTGACACAGAGCACAGGAGGGTGTGAGGTATGAGCAAGGGAGGTATTCAGTTCGACCCCAAGGCGGCATCGCTCATCATGCGTGAGGAAGTAGAGAGAGCACGGCAACTTATCATCAACCACATACGTATCAATGGACAGAACGCATCGGGGCGCACCATAGCGAGCCTAAAGGTGGAGCAGCCCAGCGAGGAAGAAACCATCCTCTGGGGACACAAGCCATTCGGAGTTCTCGAGACCGGACGAAGGGCAGGAAAGATACCGTACGGCTTCCGTAGCATCATCCGGCAGTGGATGAAAGACAAGGGACTACACGGCACACCTATCCCCTACAAGACCGACCGGGCACACAAGTATACACCACAGGAGCGTGGCGACATGAGCATGGCAGGAGCCATCGCCCGCACCATCGCAAATAAGGGTCCTAAACTGCACCGGACGGGCGGCAGGGCTGACGTATACAGCAATGTTGTGCCCGACACGGTGAAGCGGCTGGGGCAGCGGCTTATTTTCTTAATCCACCAGTCGGTGGGAAGTATCAAACTTAACAATGAGACGGTATGAGACAGACAACAACAAGCAATATCACGATTCAATACCCGGACGCTGTAGGCTTCGCATTCTTGCCTTGCATCATCAAGGCAAGCGGCTCGGGTGTTGCGGGCATCGAGGCAACCATCAGCAGGGAGAGCAAGACGTACACGTACAGCGTGGAAGCGTTTGCCGATAATTGCATCATGGACTACCGGGAATATGTGCAGGCACTCTTCGATGGAATCAGCTTCGGGAACATCGACTACAGCAGGGAGAGCCAGAAGAGTAACCTCGGGGCAGTGTTCGATGTTTCCGTGAAGGTAAAGAACAGCGAGGGGAGCGACCTTGCGACATTCAGCTACACGACCTTCTACGTTTGGGGAGCGATGAGGGCAGGAGAGACGTGGAACGCAAACAAGAAGCTGACATGGTTCACGAACTTTCCATTCTCCTTCGGTCTATACATCAACGAGGAAACCAGCCTTATTGTGTATGCGGACGGAAGGGTTACGAATAAGCACCTAGACATCGCAGAGCAGGGTATTTTCGAGATTACCGGCAAGGTTCTGAAGGCAGGAGCGAAATCCTACTCAATCAAGGACTATGACGGAAAGATACAGCAGGCGACCTTCGACACGACCTTTGATTTTACGTTCTATCTAAAGACCAGCAGCAAGTATGCAGAACTTGCAGCCATCAGGACCGACAACACGGAGAAGGGTATCTACCTGCGCTGGGTTGACCGTCACGGCTTCTATCGCTACTGGCTATTCTCGCAAGGCGATGAGAGCAGGGCGATAAGCAGCGACACCAGCTTTGTACGCAACAACCTCGGAGAGTATGACGATAAGATATTCGGCTACCTCGGAGCGAACGGCAGAAGGCAGGGCTACGGCAGAGAGGACACCATACCACTTTGCGCACCACTGGTAGACAGCGAGACGTTCGATTTCCTGCAAGACCTAGCCAGCAGCCCGGTCGTGGATATGTACCTCGGTGGCGACAAGTGGCAGAGTGTGACAATCAAGGCAGGAACCTACACCAAGAAGACAGCAGAGTTGCAGGATTTCGTCTGCAACCTGGTTATTAACAATACACAGATTCAGCAGCTATGACAGACCAGCAACTATACATAGACGGTGTTCTTATGGATATGAGCGAGGATTCGGCAATCACTCTCGACATCAAGAGCAATCTTTTTCGTAATATTACGAAAATGACCGCCAACACAACATACACCATCAACCTGCCCAAGACAGCGCACAATATGGCTGTTCTGGAGTTTGCCGGGAAACCGAGCACCAGCAGCAGATACCCCTATATTTTCCACACAGCACGTTATTTCCGCAACGGACTGGAGATTATCCACAGTGGAAGGGCAAGCGTTCTGAGCGTAAAGGAAACCATCGAGATTTCGATTTATTGGGGATTTTTCCAGGCATTGGCAACGCTGCAATCGTCTGACCTGAAGCTGAACGAGTTGAATTGTACGAAGTATCTGCGGTTCACCAGGAATAACAGCTACGACACCTACGAGAAGGCAATAGCGGATGGAGTGTTCTATGGAAGATACGAAACGGCAGCGGATAAGACATCAAGCGATGAATGGTATGGATACGACCGAAACGTTGGAGGGAACAGAGACACGACATACTCACTCGCTGAAGGTAAGATAAGAACTGGAACAGAGGTCGGAAAGTATGTGTCGGGCGAGGTTTTGACCGATGAGACGTATCAGTGTTCAATCATACCTTTCGAGGCAGGAATGAGAGCCACCATCAGAAATGTTTTAGGTAAGGGACAATTCCGGACATGGGCAATACTCGACACCAACAAGAACGTCCTGAGCCTTGCCGATGATGCCGGAAAGACAGAAAAAGAAACTTATCCGGTACTACCAGCTCCAGATCCTATGCTCGGAATGTTCGTGAGTGCAGGAGCGTGCATCGCCAATCTCGAAACGGGTGTTGCCATGGAGACAATATCCATCAGGGTTCGGGCAGAGAAGGCTGGCTCTGTCGAATACGGAGCACTTGATACGAAGACCGGAGAGACAACACCATGGGGAACGTATGAGGTTGCAGCCGGAGAAACAGAAATTAATGTTGTAAAGAGCAAGCCTTCCGGTCTGCTCGTATACATTAAGCCTTCGGTAGATAAGATGATAAGTATGGCGATAAGCACGGCTGTTGCGGCTTATTATCTCTCGGACGGTAAGTTATCCCAAGTGGAGGAATGCGGAGCCTACAGCGTCAAATATACGAGCGAGAGCATGACAATCGATGTAGACCTGCAAGCACCAGCAACAGCGGAATGGCTTATCATTAACGCAATCAAAGCATACAGCACTGGCACGACTGTTCTTGTTAAGAGTAAAAGCGAGACGGAGAGCAATGCGAGAGGGAGAAGTGGTACGTTTGATAGAAGCGGCTCTTTTGGTGGAGGTGGCTCTTTTGGCAGTTCCTGGAGCAATGGAACAATCCAGCCAAGCGTCACGGCAAAGTATATTCTAGACCTTATCACGGCACAGACTGGTGTGGCATTCGGCTGGAGCAATCAAGCGAAAGAAATCATAAAGGGACTTGCTGTACCACTGATTACAAGGAAGGCAGATGCGCAGACGGTTGTTGGCAGCTTTGAGGGTACTTTTTTTCCAACAGATAACCTCGGTATTCTCGACTTCAAACCAACGAGCCTGTCGGAGGTATTCGATGGGCTGGAGATTGGGCACAGATACAGCCAGCTGAATGTAAAGATTGCCTGCACGATGATTTTCGATGTTCAGATGAACTGGTCGTGGGACGCATCGAAAGTAAATCCTTCATTGCATAAAAGCTGGAGTTACGGAGGCTCGACCGAAACGCAGGCAGTTTACTCGTACCCACCTTGCTACATCGAAGTTAAGGTCGTGTCCAAGCATACGAGCGACCAAGAGGAAAGCGAATACACCAAGACCTACATCGCAGGCAGAACTTCGAACATCGAAGGTATAGATCCATCAGTAACCGACACCAGCGACCAGCTTGTAGGAGGCAGATTCATACACCTTGTAGCAGGACGAGGGGAGATAGAACTGGAAGAGGGCGACATCGTAACCTTCGAAATGAAGCACCCGAAAAACAGGAGATTAATGGGATTGAAGTGCTACAACGGACGGTTGTCTGCCAGCATCAAGCAGAGCGATGAAGTACCCTACGGAGGTAATTTCCCTATCGGCAAGAACCTGCCCGACATCAAGGTAACTGACTTCTTGAAGTGTATCTGCATTCTGACATCAACGTTTCCAAGCCAGCGGTTTATTGGTGGAACACTTACGTTTGCAGACATCGTGAACCTTTGGGAAGCCAAGGCGCAAGCGGCGGACTGGACGAAGAAGCTCATCCCAAGCGAAGCCAGCAACCATCCAAGGCAGACAGATTTCAGCGTAGAGGACTACTGCCAGCATAATATCTACAAGTGGAAGGAAGACGACACCGTATACCAGCAGCACGATGCGGATATGACTATAGACAACAAGACACTGGAGTTTACGCAAGACGTCTGTACGCTACCATTTGCAGCCACGGACGGAAACCGCATACCGATATACGAATGGGAAAGTAAGCAATCCACTTTTGGCAACACCACGATAACGTCACAGACAGCCACCAAGTACAAGGCATGCAAAGACCGCATAGTGAACCTGACGAAGAACGATGCCGGCTATGCGGAATTGGCTTTCAATATCAACCTTCAGGACATTTTCGACAACAAGCTGGAAAAGTTGAGAAAGACGGTGGCGAACCCACACCATATTGTGGAGCGGTTCAACCTTTCCGATTTGGAGATACTGAACTTTGACGAAACGAAGCCAGTGTACCTTGCCCAGTACGGAGCGTATTTTGCGGTTCTGGAAATCAAGACCACAAACAGCGGATACTGCGAGGCTACAATGATAGAGTTGAACAATTAAAAAGAACGGACTATGGTAAGTGAAGACAAACAGCAGATTCTTGACATCAAGGTCAAGTACGAGGATGCAATCTATGGAATCATCAGATACAAGGAAAAGATAGACCAGCTAAAGGCAAGCATCAAGGACTTGCAGCAGCAGGAAAAAGACAAGACCATCACGACCAACGAAATGAAGGTGCAGACGGAAGCCATCAACGCAACCATCAAGGAGTACCAGTACAATGTGCGTGCCCTGCAGAAGGAGATACAGAACAATGTGCGCACAGAGAACGAGCAGGAGGGCAGCTTGAAGCAGCTGCGTGCCCAGCTTTCCAATGCCACCAAGAAGTATGACGAAATGGCGAAGGCAGAACGTGAGGGAGCGAAGGGGCAAGCCCTAGCCCAGCATATCAACGAGATAACTGACAAGTTGAAGTTGGCTGAGGAGGAGACGCAACGATATTATCGCAACGTTGGCAATTACTACAACTCGATGATGCAAGCAGCAGATGACCTGCAGGGGACGGAGTTCTTTGGTATGGATATTGTCAATGATACCGAGGTTAGCAATATCATCAAACTGGCGCAGAATATGGATGGACTGACAGACAAGCTGAAGGCGTTTGGCAAGACCGCAATCGGCTTGGTTATGAATCCGTATTTTGCTGCACTCGCTGGCGTTGTCGGTGCTGGAATGGCATTCAAGTGGTTCTATGACTACAACAAGGGATTGATGGAAGCCACACGACTGACAAAGGAATTCACCGGGTACACCGGGGAAGCCCTGGAGACGATGAGGAACAGCATTGCAGCCACAGCGGACACGATGGGAAAGGATTTCAAGGACGTTCTCGGAACGGCTGACAACCTTATGGCTAATTTCCATCTATCGGGCGAGCAGGCGATGGACGTAATCAACAGGGGCTTTGCGAGCGGTGCAGACCTATCGGGCGATATGCTGCAGAAGATACAGCAGTATGCGCCTGCCTTCCACGATGCAGGAATATCGGCAGACCAGATGGTGGCTATCATCCAGCAGACACGTAGCGGTATCTTCAGCGACAAGGGTCTCGACATCATCGATATGGCGAGCAAGAAAATTCGTGAGATGAGCAGCGGCACGGCTTCCAGCCTTGATGCTATCGGTATTTCAAGCAAGCAAGTGCAGGAAGACCTGGCCAAAGGAACGAAAAGCACCTTCGATGTTATCCAGGAGGTCAGCACGAAGATGAAGAACTTCGGAGCGGACAGCCAGCAGGTGGGCGATGTTCTGAAGAACGTCTTCGGAAAGCAGGGAGCGCAAGCAGGTATTCAGCTTATCGAACAGCTCGACACGATGAGCACCAGCCTTGATGAAGTGAAGAAGCAGACTGGAACGTGGGGAGATGTACAGCTGGAGAACATCAAGCTACAAAAGGAACTGAACACCTATATGAGTTCTATGTTCGATTTCAGTCAAAAGGGCTTTGCATCAATCATCACGGCAGGAAAGCAATTCGGCACAAAGATTCTCATTCAGATTATGAAGGGTTTGTTCAATACCATCAACTACTTCATCGACTGGTACAATGATAGTCTTCTGCTGCGAGGGGTAATAAATGCGCTCGGCACAAGTTTCCGCTTGATGTGGAACGCAATCAAACTCGTATGCAATCTCGGAATAGATGCTTTCAAGAGAATGGGCTTTGCAGCCAAAGGCATGCTTGATATTCTCGAAGGTATCGTAACTTTCGACCTATCCAAGGCACAGAAGGGATTCAAGGAAATATTCGACATTTCCGGCACTGTCAAGGAAGCATGGCACGACATCAAGAATGCTGGAATCGAGATAGGAAACTCATTCGCAGACGGATTCGAGAACACCGTGAACGGAAGACTGAACCATCTGAAACTTGCGAACCTAGACGGTGGAGCGACCAGCAGCGAGCCAACGAACGGAAACAAGGGAACGACACCAGCAGCCAAGGGCAGCACTGCCAAGACCAAGGCACAGACAGCAAAGGAGAAAGCGGAAGCAAAGGCAGAGGCAGAGCGCAGGAAGAAGCAGGAAAAGGAATTGCAGGCACAGATTGCACTTATCCAGTTCAAGTACAACGAGCAGGTAATGGACGCAAAGAAGCGATACCTCGCAGGTATGTACGACAACGAGCGAGACTACAGCAACGACCTCGAACAGCTTGAGAAGAACATGGTAGCGAGGAGCATTGACGCATACGTGGCGGCAGGTGAAATAGGAGCGGAAAAGGCGCAAGAAATGCAGGCTAAACTTCTCGACATCATGATTAAGGCGAAAGCGGACCTGAAGAACCAAGCAAAGGAGATTGTGGACGAACTCAACAAGGAGTTCGAGGACGCAGAGAAGGCTCGCAAGGATGCGGACATCATGAACGGTGGCACTGGAGAGGAAGACGATACAGCCAAGCTGGAAAGATACAAGGCTTTCCTGGAGCAGAAGCTCGCAACGACACAGGAAAATGTTGAAGCGCAGAAGCAGCTGCAGCAGGAACTGCACGATACAACTATTGAGTTGCAAGCCGATGAAAACAAAAACAAGCAACAGAAACTTCAAGAGCAGAACCAAATGATAGCCGATTATATCGGGGCAATCGGTGATGGTTTATCTTCGTTTTTCGAGAGCCAGAATCTGACTTTTCATAATTTCCTCAAAACCATGCTGACAACCTACCTAGATGCGATAGAGAAGCAGATAACTGCGACTTATTCAGCTATTCTTGCAGATAGTATTCTTCATGGCGGATGGGCAGGAGTTGCAAGTGCAGCAGCCAAGCTTGCTTTAATCAAGGCAGCGTTTGCAGTAGCCAAGGCAGCAGTCAAGGGCTTCTCCACTGGTGGCTACGTCCAAGGCTCGGGCACTGGAACCAGCGACAGCATACCGGCAAGGCTTTCCAATGGCGAGAGCGTAATGACCGCCAAGGCGACTTCGATGTTCAGCCCTATTCTCTCGGCATTCAACCAGCTAGGCGGTGGCGTGCCTATCGTAGCAAACAACGGAGGCAGCAACATCGGCATGGATATGCTGGCGGCAGCTGTAGCCAGAGGGTATCAGATGGCTCCTCAGCCAGTAGTGAGCGTTGAGGAAATAAACCGAACCCAGCGGAGAGTGCAGACGATAGAGAATATCGGCAGGCTCTAAGGTTGCAGCTATTTAACCAGGATTTGCGTTCTGAGCGGTTTTCGCTTGAATGTGGTAAAGTTACACACCCAAGGAAATAAAAGCCGCTTAGAGCGCAAAATTTGGGGTTGTTTAGAAAAATTAACTGCTTATGAGATAAACATACCGAAAATAATCGTATCTTTGCAGCGTTTTAAAACTTAAAATCACGATTTAATGGCAGAACTCAGAATATACAACGACATCGACAGCCAAGACAATAAGTTCTGGTATCAATGGTTTGGAAGCGATTGCGTATGCTTTCAAGATATAGATGCTTTTGCAGCAAGCATACCGAAGGATGATGATACCATCGACATGCGCATCTTCTGCAATGGCGGCTCTGTAGTAGAAGGTTGGGCGATATACGACAGACTGCGACAGAGCGGAAAGAAGATTTCCTGCACCGTGGAGGGCAAGGCAGCATCCATGGCAACAATCATCATGCTCGCAGCACCAAAGGAGAGCCGCAAGGCATACGAGAACGCTGCCTTCCTCCTGCACAACCCTTGGGTTCCTGGCTGGGTGTTGGGCAACCAGCTGAACGCAAAGGACTTGAAGAACATGGGCGAGGAAATGCAGATGTGGCAGGATAAGATGGTGGACGCATACGTAGAGCGGTGCGAGTGCGACCGGGAAGAGATACAAGCCATTATGGATAAGGACATCTTCATCAACACCAGCGAGGCTTTGCGCCTAGGTCTTATCAGCAGCACCGTTCCAGCACTCAGCGCAAGCGCATCTAAACGCAACATAGAAAATTTTATTAATTCAAAACAACAAAATCCAAAAGCAATGGAGAAAGAGACAGAAGTAAAGGCTTCTCTCCTCGACCAGATTCTCGCTAAGTTGGGCGTGAAGACACTGGAGGAAGCAGAGCAGGCGGTGGCAGAGCCACAAGCCAAGGCAGAGCCAAAGGCGATGGAACTCAACACAGCAGACGGACAGACACTGACCGTTGAGCGTGAAGAGGGAGATCCACAAGTTGGCGACAAGGCAAGTCCGGACGGAACATTCGAGATGCCGGACGGTAAGACAATTGTTGTCGAGGACGGTGTAATTACCGACATTCAGACCGCAGACAACACCGACACCGACAATGAAGGCGGTGAGGGCGGCAGCGCATCAAGCACCGACAACGACACCGTAGCTAAGTTGAAGCAGCAGGTAGCAGCACTCAAACAGCAGTTGAACGACACCAAGGCGCAGCTGGCAGGCGCACAGAAACTCGCAAAGAGCAAGGAAGACATGCGCATCCTGAATGCAGTGAAGATGGCAGGCGGTGCTGAGAAGGTGTTGGCAGGTTATAGCAGCCACTACCAGCCAGCGCAGCGACAGCCAAGCGGCAAGGGCGCAGGCGACAACGTGAACGCTGTCGAGGAAGGCAAGAACGCCATCAAGGAGAGACTTGCCAAGCTCCATAAAAAGGGCAAGAAGTAACCAAGTATTAACCCATTAAATCAAAAGAAAATAATGGCAGGATTTACAAAACAGCAACTCGAGAACCTTAAACTCGAGCCAGATAACCTCGCAAGCATCAAGGATGCCGTGCAGGAAACCTTCTACAACGATGAAGATTTCTCTTCATTCGTGAACATTCAGAAGGTAAAAGAGAAAGACCCTATCGCTCTTATCGGAGAGATGGAAATGGTCGGTAAGAAGGGTGGCGGTTGCGACCCTACCTATGAGGAGAAGGGTATCGCAAACTCTCAGAAGCGTTGGGAATTCGGACAGTGGGAAATCCCAGTCAAGATTTGCTACGAGGCACTGAAGGGAACCATCGCTGAGTATTCATTGAAGACTGGTACAGCCATTGGCGACCTCACCAGCACCGACTTCATGACAATCTATGCAGATGCACTCCAGCGAGCCATGCAGCAGATGATTTGGCGTTTCGGCTGGCTTGGCGACAAGGATGCAGCACTGGCAAGTGAAGAAGAAGGTGGTGGCGGCAAGCTGACAGCAGGCTTAGATGTCAGTAATTTCAACGTCTGCGATGGTCTGTTCAAGCGCATCTTTGCAGCCACAGCGACCAAACATACCGCCATCGCAGCCAACAGCGAGACCACGGCAGCATTGCAGATTTCTGCATTGCGCAAGAGTGGTGCGGCTACTACACTTGTAGACACCATCCTGATGGATGCAGACACACGTATCGTAGACGACAGCGATGCCGTATTGCTCATGACACGCTCGCTTGCTGACGCATTGACCTACGACCTCAAGAAGACCTACCACGACATTATTCCATGGGAGAAGTTGTTCGATGGCTTCGAAGTAGCGACCTACAACGGAGTGAAGATTGCACGTGTCGGCATCTGGGACAGAATGATTAAAGCATACGAGAAGGGCGCAACGACAGTCAACCTTCCACACCGTGCGGTATTCTGCAACCCTAAGCACCTTATGATTGGTACAGACGCAGACAATCTCATCAGCGACCTCGACATCTGGTTCGACAAGAAGGAGCGCAGAAACTATCTCTATGCTACTGGTAAGATTGGAACGGCTCTCCTCGAAGAGGGCATGATCCATGCAGCTTACTAATCTCTCCAAATTTTCAGTTTAGTATTAAGTTATTTTGACAATCCTCAACACCCGCAAAACGGTGTTGGGGATATAACAATTTTAAAACGAATTAATATGAAAACAACTTGCGAGAGCCTTATCGCCCAGGACATCATCATCCCTTGCGAAGATCAAGTAACAAAGGGACTTGAGGGCGATGGACTTATCATCAACCGAGACGACATTGACTTCACTAAGTGCGTTGTCGAAGGCAATACAATTAAAACATTGGTCTTGAAGACTGGCAAGAAAGCATACGCCATCCGGCAGGAGGGCAGCAAGCCTTTTACTGGAACCAAGACCGAGCTGACCGTTGGCACGTACCGCAACAGCTGGAAGAACACCGTAGCAGTCGTGGTATTGGCAAACACACCTGACGTTTGCGCAAATGTTATCGATGGACTGGCGAACGGAAAGTTCGTTATCATCCTGCGCAACCTCTCTAAGGGAGCGGACGGAAGTGCAGAGTACCAGGTATTCGGATATGCGCAGGCACTGAAGGCAAGTGCAGGCGAGAACGACAAGTACTCTGACGACACGGAGGGTGGCTGGCTTATCACGCTGGAAGAGGAGAGCGTACCGAAGGCAGCTTATTTCTTCTTCGACACAGACAGCGAGACCACAGCAGCCAAGTATAAGAGCCTTCTGACGGAAGCAGCAGCGTAGCCTATGACATACAAGGAAGCAGCAGCCAAGGTCGGGGAGTTGAAGGCACGTTTCGACAGTCCCTTTGATGCAACCGACAAGGCAGTAATCGAAACTCTATATTTCGAGTTAACACGGAAGCGGTTTGTTCCGACAACCTGCCAGCAGTGTTACCACGATGCTTTAATCGAAATTTATTTAAAACTCAAAAAAGAAAAGGCAATGCCAGAAACATGTAATTACGCTTTAAAGGCAGGTTTTATCATTTCCTGCCCGGATTTCTACCATGGTAAGATTTTCACGAACGAGAACCTGACCGACAAGGTAGCGCATGAATATCTGACGAAGTACCCACACATGGAAAGCTACTTTCAGAAGATACCCAGTGATGAACTCATCGAGAACAAACAGCCGCCAGCAGGCAGCGACAAGAAGAAAGACCTCGACCAAGCCGAAAAAGCAGGCAAGGAAGAGTAACAAAACAACAAGTAAAACGACACAAGCAATATGAACGTTAAGACAGTTAAAAAGCCAAAGCGAAGGGTTGATATTGGCTACGTCAGCCGATTCAAGATGCGGGCATACGGATATGACAATCTATATCCGCAGAACCTCGCACGCATCACGGAAGCCAGCGGTACGGCAATGCTTTGCCTTAACCGATATTCCCGATTCATTGAGGGCTACGGCTTTGATAGCGACATTCTAGCAGCGTTGGCGATGAACCAGCAAGGGGACACGGCAGACGATTTGCTCCGGAACGTAGCGCAAGACCTCGCACGCTTTGGAGGCTTTGCCCTTCATGTAAACTACAACGTTCTAGGGAAGGTGTCGAGCGTGAGCCACGTACCCTTTGAAAATTGCCGCCTTGAAGAGACGGACGACAAGGGGAGCGTGGCGCACGTCTTGCTGCATCCCGACTGGGAGCAGAAAAAAACGAGGAACGGAAAGCGGTTGATTGTGAACGACAAGACTATTGAACGCATCAACATTTTCAATCCCGACCCCGACATCGTTCTTGAACAGATTGAGAACGCAGGAGGCATCGACAGCTACAAGGGGCAGATTCTATGGAAGAGCCTAGACGGACAGTTTATTTATCCTATAGCCAGCTACGATTCAGCCATCACGGAGATTTCAACCGATGAGGGACTTGGGAACGTCAAGATGCGAAACGTCCGCAACAACTTCTTGGTATCGTGTATGCTTGTAACAAAAAAAGGCGTTCCAAAGTTCAACGAGGAAGGCGAAGAGGTGGAGAGCGGACAGATGATTTCCGATGAAGACCTTTTGCAGTTCCAAGGGGACGAGAACACAGCGAAGATTCTTGCTGTAGAGGTGGAGAACGAGGAAGACGAACCAAAGGTTGTGGCTTTCCCTACGAAGAACTTCGACAAGGAGTTTTCCGTGACCGACAGCAGCGTTATCGAACGCATCTATGCCCAGTTTCACCAAGAACTCTTCTACGCCATCCGTATTGGCAAGCTGGGATTCAGCGGACAAGTTATGCAGGACGCTTACGAATACTATGCTGGCGAAGTGACAACCGAGCAGCGTTTCATCGAGCGAGCCTTCAAGAAGATTTTCGAGAATTGGCACGACCCAGCCATTCAGAACCTAGACCCCAAGCTACAGCCGCTAAAGTATATCAGCAGCGAGGTGGCAGGGAACAACACGATAGACTAATTGATTGAGCCTATGGGAGAACAAAGAAAACAACTTATCACGGTTGACCAGTTCCGGAAACTGGCACGACCGACCAGCACGCACCTAGATGAGGATGAGGTGAACGCATACATTCGGGAATGCGAAGATTCAAACATCATACCAGCCATCGGGTGGGAGCGGTTCAAGGCAGCGACCGAGCAGGGAGAGTGGGGCGATTCAGTCTTGCCCGATTTCCAGCCTGCGGTCTTCCTGGACGGTGGCGAATACACCACCAAGAAGGAGGGCGATTGCAGCCAAGACGAAACCAAGGTGCATAAGTACACCAGCGGAATACGCAAGGCACTCGCTTATTTCGCGTATGCGAGACTTTTTCGTGCCGATGGCACAATTATAAGCCGAGCAGGTGGAATGCGCCACAGAGACGATTATTCAGACCATGTTCAAGACGTATCGAGCAACAAGCAGTACAACGACATATTGGATATGGCAGAAAGATATTTATCAGATGCACTCGAATACCTCAAGGCATTCACCCCGAAAGGGGAAGTGAAGTCACAGCGAGGAACGAGGGCACACATTCACGCAATAGGAGATTAATATGGCAACAATAAACGAAATTAAACAGCAGGCGGCAGCGGTCAAGAACGCTACGCAGGTGGGCGAGAACACAGCCGAGAGGGTAGGCGGTGCTCTCGCTGGTCTTGCGGAGATTGCAGAGCAGCAGGATTCTAAACTCAGCGGCTTATCGGATAAGGTAGCCATCAAGGATGAGGAAGGAAATGTTCAAGATACTCCATTCAGAGTAATTGAAAATGAGGAGTTTATCATGGCAGTAGTAGATTCCGAGGATAGACTTCTTTTTGGTATCTGCAGAGCAGCTGGAAAGCCATATTTCCCTCTCAATGAAATGTATCACGTTGAGCAGGATGAAGAGTTCTTCGCTGTCTGGCTTGATGCTGCTAACCATGTACTCCTTGGTATCAGAAGAGACGGAGAAATCATTGGAGAAATACACGCAGTCAATGCGTTGAAGAAAGTTATCTCTAAGCTTCAATCAGATTTAGCTTCTTTGCAGGAGAAGGTAGGTACAATAGATATTAACCTCAAAGAACTTCTTGGCGTTTTCTCTTTGCAGGATAACGAGGAATTTCTTGCAGTTGAGCAAGATGCAGAAGGCAAGGTTCTATCTTCAACAAATCATGATGGTAGCCACTATATCTACAACGTAAAGTCTGAGACTATTCTGACACAAATAGAAGAAAAAACAGACATAGAGAATAGGCAAGAGATGACATTGGACGAAGAAGGACATATTCTTAGCTACAGAGACAAGAATGGCGTAAAACATGAAACTGCTCTAGATGTAGAACATTTTAGTATGAAAGGCGAATCTGTTGATTTTTCCAATTATGCAACACAAGACGATGTTAATGGCATTGAACTTAAAAACATCTATGGGGTTTACGACAACTCAAAGCCTAATTTGTATCTTACATCACAAAAGACATACACAACGGCTGATGGAAAGCAATCTTTCACTCCTCCAAATGCAGGTGCAGAAATGAGTAACAGAATACCTTGTAAGCCAGGAGAATGGTTCACTAGGACTGGCACAGCTACAGGTATGGTTGTTGTTTCAGACAAAAATGACAATAACGCAAAAATATTGATGCCAAACGGAAGTCTGCCTAAGTCAAGTGTTCAGGTTCCAGAATATTGGGATTGGGCTGCATACATACGTTTTGCCGTGGCTACTTACGAAAATAATGTTACCATAAACCGGGGTAAGTATGCTGTAAGTGAATCTAGTGAATCTGTTTCTATTCCAAAACTTAAATTGAATGTTGCCAATTTCACGAAGGAAACCAGATATCTAAAATCTCCAAATGGTACTTTCTTTGAGCTTTCTGTAAGTGATAAAGGGGTATTGTCTGTAAAGGAGATAGACAAAGACCTTGTGGCACCTTTCGATGTACCATCAGATTTAAAGTTCACTATATCCAACCCTTCTGGAGGTGCTGCGGTTTTTTGCGGAAATGCAAATCGGGTATTGCTGCATAACGAGAAATATCTGTATGAGGTCAAGGAAACTGGATTGACAAAGTTTCTTTCCATCGCTGACAGCTCTGCTTATTTCTACAATGTCGAGCATCAGGTAAACAGCAGTGGTAAGTCAAGAATTGTTGCATTGCTAAAGGTTGATCCTTTCAAGGGTCTTTGCGTGTTTGATGAGAACTTCATCCTAATCGACCAATTAGCAAGTCCAAGTTATGATACTCATGACTTCATCTACATAGATGATTTCCATTACATCGTGTATCATCATAGCAACGTACTAACAATAGATGGGCACAGAACTTATTCTGATACTTTGGAAGAGTGGAAGAATGGCAAGATGATTGGTTCATACACCCTCAGTGACCAAGATGTTTTGAAAGATATTCTGTTTGATGCAGATGTGCATTCCACTGCACCTGTAGCAGAAACCCATACAAATACTATTGGTTTTGATAGGACTGAAGACAGAATAATTGTAAATCCAAGAAACTGTTGCTCTTGGATAATTCTCAAAAGAACTGTTAGCAGTGAAGACAAAGTTACATTTGGTCCAGTACTGGAACAAGTTGGTGGCTTGCCATCGTCTAGTAATTATGGTGCTGTTGCAAGGAGAATCAAGACAGACTCATTGGCTCAGTGGTTCTTGTGTCATGATGTGAAGTATTGGGGGATGAAAGAGATTAGTGGTGTGAGTTATCCTACATATACACTGTTCGATAACAACTTCTTAATGAAAGAGAACCCTCGAAACAATCCTACATCAAATCCTACTAGCGCAACAGATAATGCAGCCACTTGCTCTAGAATCGTGCAACTAAGCATTGATTGGAGTAAAAGGAAGATTGTGGAGTACAAGGTGTATGTCGTTCCATCTTATTATTCAAGTGTTATGAGTAGTGCATGGATGATGGATGAAGGTATGTTCTGCATAGATTATGCTATGATGGGAACAATCATATTTGCAGACTTCACAACGGAAGCAACAACAGTGTCAGAAGACAACCATCTGTACACGAATGCTAAAATTACATGGAAATTAAAGCAGCAGAAACTTTTGTATAGGGCAAATATTTATTAATTCAAATAATATATAATTATGGGAAAATGTTTAACAACCAAACTTAGTGGTGTCGTTCAGAATGAAGACCTGCTTAAAATGGGAGAATTGGAGATAATCTTGAAAGGAAACTCATCATCAGGTAAGCGTATTCCTTCATTCCAATTCACGGAGGCAACTGATATTAAAGCCATCAATGGTTTAATCTCAGCTGAGAATGCAAACAATGGCGACAAGGCACAAGAACTAAATATTAGTTCAACCAGCGGAAATATGTCGTGCTTTGCTGATGGGGAAGTAAGACTTAGAGTTGAAAACAAATACAATCTTGTTACATTGTATGAGCAGGATAACAACGCTTTTGCAGATTTGGAGATTGACCTTGCAGACTTGAAATATTGCAAGTCGCTTACTAGGTTGAATATTGGTCTCAAGAAGACCGTAAAGGGCTCTTTGGAAGACATCAAGGATTTGCCTATAACAGACATTTACTTGAATCCAGAAACACCAAGTGACTTGGCTAATGTAAAAGGATGGACATTAACCAGCCATGCTACAGCAGAAGTATCACTTTGTAATGTATATGGTGACATCTCAAATATTCATACTTCTTTTGCTAGAAATATTAAAATTACTGTTATTGGCACAAAAAGTAAGTCTCTTCACGGAGATTTAGGAAAACTTGGTGACAAAATACAAATCTTTGTTAGTAACGGTGATACTAATATGAGCGAAAACTTTACTTGGAGCAGTTCAACAGTCAGACCTTCGTCCTACTCATTCATTCCTATATATAATGTAAGGTTTGCAACGGGAAAAGATGTTGATAACTATCTCATCAATGCGGCTAGTTGCAACTTTGATAGCGGACATGACAAAAATATCATCATCTTCTGCACAAATGGTACTCGTTCTTCTGCATCAGACACAGCCTTAGCGACTATCAAGTCAAATGGATATACTGTTTCTCTGAATAGAACAACTTTGTAGAAACACGTAGATGGTCGTAACTTAGTGTAGTATGAGGAATAAACTATATTGAACTCTAAGTTGCTGATTTTGGAAATTTAAGAGTAAAACTATATGAAGAAGAAGCAATACTCGACAAACTAGGATAGGAGGGCGCACAATGAAGAAAATAATCGTTATGCGCCATTCCTGCGATAGCGAGGAAGAGCGACACCAGCACCAAGAGAGCGACATCATCCACAGCTTACCATACGGGAAAGCAGCAAAGGCACTCATGGGAGCCAGTGGATATGTGGCATACGTTGCCAAGCACGGCTACCATTTCACGAAGCAGCTAGCAATCAAGGCAAGCGAGCAGATGAAGAACGTAGACGGAACGAGCCACCGTTGGACGGTAGACGGAATCCGGCTGGCGACAAACAACGAGATAATCTCCAAGGGCACGACCCTCGGGGATATTCTCTATTTGGCTAATATGGCTTATGCGGACTTCTATCCAAAGGTAATCAAGACCGAGAGCGACTGCGTACAGTATGCTATTGCCGTAGCCAGTGATACGGACGGATACGAGGGTATGGCATTCTGCAGGTGGACAGCAGACATCATCGGGAAGGGTGTTACCATCGACTGGGAGAAATTGGAATAAACCAAAAAATAAATTGATATGAGCGAAGTATTTCACGATTTTCAGGTGCACCACCTTTATTTGTGCGCCCTAGTAATTTTTATCTGTTTCGCTACAATTCTGATAGCGATGACAATTGACCTGATAGCAGGCATACAGAAGGCGAAGGAACTGCATGTTGCAAGAACTTCAACCGGATTGAAGAAGACGTGCGACAAGGCGAAGAAGTATTTCCCGACATTCGGTATTGCTTCGCTTATGGACGTGGCTACGTGTATTATCTCTCCCTTCCCTATGTTCTCCATCGCATGGACGGTGTATCTGCTCTTGTGCGAGTTTAAAAGCATCCGGGAGAAAGCATACGAGAAGGCAGAGATACGCAAGCAAGACCGCACGATTCAGGTGATACTCGAGAATAAGGACGAGATTGCGAAGGCGGTTGTCGAGATAATGAAGGAAGAACGGAAGAAAGGAGGAGATAATGAGGATAACTAGAGCGCAACTTATAAAGGTAATGCCGAATGCAGGCAGCAGGGCAGACACCTACCTTCCAATCATCAACGGATGGGCAGAGCATTTCCACATTAATACTCCTTTGCGAATGGCGCACTACCTCGCACAGATTGCCCACGAAAGCGGTGAGCTCAGATATACAAAGGAACTGGCAAGCGGCAGAGCCTACGAGGGCAGGAAAGACCTCGGAAACACCCAGCAGGGCGATGGCGTGAAGTATAAGGGCAGGGGATTGATACAGATTACCGGGCGAGCCAACTACCGGAAGTATGCAAATTATTGCGGCTTCAATGTAGTGGAAAGTCCCGAACTTCTGGAGCGTTCTCTGGGAGCAACGAAATCCTCGATGTGGGTATTCGACACCTTCGGCTGCAATGAACTGGCAGACAAAGACGACTTGAAGGCTATCCGCAGGAAGATAAACGGAGGGTACAATGGACTGGCAGCCTGCGAGAAGTATTTGAAGCGAGCCAAGGAAGCCTTGGAAATCAAGGTGCTTGCGTAATAAACACATCAACCTAAAGTTTGTAAAGTATGGAAAATCCAAGAAAAGGGCGAAATTTGCGTTCTGCGGCGTTATTTCTCGCCATGCTTATAATTACCCCACTTTTGATTTTTGGCTGTTCCTGCGCTAAATCAGCCACAAATAACATAGTCTATCACGACAGCGCACACACCAGTGTAAGGCGTGACAGCGTGAACCAGCGACAGATCCACTTGCAGGACACCCGGCAGCACGACAGCATATTCAAGCAGGACAGCGTGATTGTGTACATCAAGGGCGACACTGTAATCAAAGAGCGGTGGCACAATCTTACGACCACCAGCTGGAAGACAACGACCAAGACGGACACCATCGTGGGCGACATTTACACATTCGTGACTGACACCGTAAAGGTCAAGTATTTCGTGAACCGATACAAGACCAAGGAGGTAGAGAAGCCAGCGAGCACATGGCATAAGATAAGATTATTCGCTGGCGATTGCGTATTGCTGTTCCTGCCAATCTTTGCGGTTCGCTGGATAAATGAGCGCATCAAGAAGAGAGTTCAATAGGTTCAATCATAATATCAATTTTTAGAAGGGCAGGAAGCGCAGGAGAGCGTTTTTCTGCCCATTTTTTGTTTGAAGAACACTTTTCATTGAGAGAAAAGGGGTAGGGGATATGAGAGTTAGATATATTCATTCTAGCTAATGCGTGCAGGTTATTATTATATAGAGCATGGAAAGCGTACCGAAAACAGCCGAAAGCGTACTGAAAACGACCGAACACGACCGGAAATAGCCGTGCTTACGACATAAACAGCCAATAAAAGTTAAAATATTAATATCTTTCGGGAAAAGTTTTGGTGGAACCGAAAAATATTAATATCTTTGCATCGTGTTTAGGAGATAAGCACTTTGAAACATTCAGTTACTAAGCCCTAGGCAACACGGTTAAGCCAAAGAAAAATGAAAAAGTCAAATTCAAACATTTTAGAGTTCACAACAAAGTTTATCAACTCAAACTTCCGTATTAAGGTCTTCGGACGCACAGAGGATGGCAAGAAGATAAACACACTCGTAGGAGTAAGCGGAATCTTGAAGCTCATCGGAGCAGAACTCTTCAATAAGTTTATCAAGCGAGCATTGAAGGCTGGTATGGACGCTTGCCGCTGCGCACTCAGAAGAGGATTGGTTGTAACATTGTATGCTAAGTAATCAAGGGAGGACAGAGAAATGAGCGACTGGAAAGTATGGAGAGTTATCGAGTGCTACGGAAGTTATACAGTAGCACTCGTAAAACCCGAAATCAACGGAAGAGACAAGGTTGTTGAGCACTCAAACAAGTGGTTCGGATTTTCAGAAATAAAAGAAGCCGATAAGCTTGCAGCCCAACTTAACGAGCGAGACGGATTAAAAGAGCTTTACGATTAAAGATAGGAGACAAGACAATTATGGAATTAGCACTTTTAAGAGCGGAAGACCGCAAGAGAAATGTTGTAGGGATAAAAGAAATTGAGTTCGACAACAAAAAACAGAGAATGATGCAAGCAAAGGCGTTCGGGCGCAACGTAGGGGCATTTAAAGTTTACATTAGCTGGGCGACTGGCATGGAGATATATACACCTTCCGAACATTGCTTTGAGAGAATAAACAGATAACAATTTCAACAGAATTATTAACCAGCAGGGCGCAAGCCCTGCACAATATATCAAGATATGAAACAATACATTTTGAACGGCAAAAATAGCCTTGGGCAAGTTAATAGTCACATCGAAGACTACAGAACCAAGGAGATAATGGAGGAAAGGTTTTCTCGAATTAAGGAAACCTTCAGGAACAACCAATTTGCAGAAATGATGGAAGAAGGAGACCGACACTTCAAGGTTAAAATGGGTGGAGTGACATACAAGTATTACATCACGGAACGAGAAATTTAAATTTGGCAAGATATGAAGGAATACGACAAGATACCAGCACAAGCAGTGGTCGAGGTAACGACCAGCTGGGGAAGAACCTGCCTGCGAGAGATTGGGCGAGACCTAAAGGAAGGCACGGTGCTCGATGGCTATTATTATCCGGTAAGCAAGGCTTTCGACTTTTATTGGAAGGGAGAGGGCGCAATGCTGTTGATCGGGGACAACGGAAGGCTTGTCAGTCTTGGAGAAGGGCAGGAGCATAAATACATGATGCTTGGTCGTATGCTATCCGATTGCAAGTACTTCCTTCGCAACCCATACGAGCGACACCTCTATTTCCCGAGCATCGCCCGGCATTGCAAGGAAATGCGCCAGTACTGGCTGGAGTTGAACATCAAGCCGGAGTGGTTATCTTATAAGCAGATTGGCAGGCTTGAGCACAAGATGAACCGAATGAAAACGAAGTTGGACAGACAATTTAAAAAAGACAGAAGACAATGACAAAACAAGAGTACAGAGAAGCCTTGCACGAAATCAACGTGAAGGCTGAGAACGAAAGAAGAGTACTGGCAAGAGCATTTGCTACCGAGCACAGCCCAGTTAATGTTGGCGATTATATCAGCGACCACTGCGACACGATAAGGGTTGAAAGCTGGGATGTTGTGAAGGGAACCTACGAATACCCCTTGCCTTGCCTCGTATATCGAGGTATGACCTGCAGGAAGGATGGCACGCCACGAAAGAACCAGAAGAGGTGTAGCATCTATCAGAGCAACCTTTTGCGAGTAAATGGAGAACCAGTAAAGAATCACGGATATGGAGAATAATAAAAGAAACATCAAGAGAACGAAGAAGGGTGCAGGCGCAACGGTCAAGCTAGTTGGCATACAGATAGACAACGACCTGCTGCCTTTCCTCAACGCATTGCCCAACAAGTCACGATTTATCAATGATTTGTTGAGAAAGAAATTTTTTGGTAAATAATTTGGTGTTTTCAAAGGAAAAGCGTACCTTTGCAGCACTGAATGTTTAAAGTGGTCACCACTTATTACCCCAGCGACTCGACTTTTTCACCGCTGGGGTATTTTTGTGCTCTTTTCCCGATTTACCCCGAAATTTGCGTTTTGTGGCGTTTACGTGGTAAGCACGTAAAACTATCCCCAAAAACAATTTGAGCCGTTTCTGCGGCAAATTCGCAAGAAACAAGGCTATTTCCAAGCTTTCGACCCTAGCCTGCAGTGCTGCATCACTACCAAGCGACTGGGAGACGTTTGGACCGATAACAGCCTCTTCCATCTCAGCAGGGAGTGGAGGGGCACATCTATCGATGATTTCCTTTATCTTTTGGATAAAATCAATTTTTATAGTTTTGCGTCCAAGACGAGCCTGCACATTCTGTTGTGTAGTACCCAGTTCTCTAGCTACATCGCTCATTGTCAAGCCCGAACGCTTAATATACTTCTTTAATTCTTCACCGCTCATAATTGTAAATCAATCTAAAACTAATTAAAAACTTATTAAAAGCAACCACAAAAAAATTGTTTTTCAATTTTTTTTTGTATTTTTGCAGACGATAAAGAAAATAATTTAAAATGCAAAAAAAAATGGGAGAAAATTTTAATTATGATTTTCGGACACCGTTGCAGAAGCAGCAGGACGAACGAAAGAAGAACATCTTAGCGATGTTTGCAGATTTCCGAGCAAAAGCACCTGAAGAGACCTCAGACAGCAGAATAATGCTCGCAATATCACAGCGTGTTGGTTGCACACAGCAAAACGTGCGTGCTATCCTCATCAAGGCTGGAGTTATTACACCAAAGAAGAGACGTGAAGCCGTGAGCAAGTAATCAAGTGGAACCATTAAACATTCAGAGCGTATGAAGAAGTTTATCGAGATTATCACAAGTGACGAAGTATTATCCCTGGTAATTGCCACCATGTTAGTAACTTTAATTTTCTGGAGGGCTTAGTTATGACGAACGAAGAACCAAAGGTAGCAGACGCAGGCAGATACACCATGACAGAAACCTGCAAGGTACTGGGCATCCATCGCAACACTCTGCGCAGATGGTTGCAGGCTGGTAAGATTAAGGTCAAGTTCCGCAGAATCGACAACCGCAAGGTTTTCGAGGGCAGCGAGATAAAAAAAGTATGGAGGATTGCCCTATGATGAATGCATACGAAAAAGCGAAGCAGCTTACCGCCAAGTGGGAGCAGGAGCGAAAGGACAACAAGCGACTGGCAACCATGAAGGAAGCGGAAAGACGCATTCAGGTAATGGAGTTCGACAACATGCTTTGTCTTTCACTAGACGGAGTTCCGGTGCTCCCTATGAGCGAGTTCAACAAGCAGACGCTTGCGGACGCACGTCTGACATTCTTTAACTATTTAATCAGACGGTAAGAGCGTATGGAACCAAGAATTATCAAACAATGCGAAGAGGCAATGTACGATGCCATCTGGATGGAGTTAGACCGTGATCCACAGCGACCAGCGGTTGCTAGGGTAGACATCAGGACCAAGGCAGGCGAGATTTCAGTCTGGTGCGACAGAACCGGGAACACAGCGGCCGTTTCGCACAAGAATAACAACAACGACAGCGAGCGGCTGGAGGAAGCTATCGAGGGTTGCGTCAACTATCAAGACGTGATGGACGACTGGCTGGAAGAGAACAGCCAATACGCAGACCAAGACCCGATGGACGCCTTCGAGGAAAGCAGGCTCGACAGCCTTATGGCTCAACTGTTTTGATTACGATGTTAAACAATTATTATATGGCTCCCTGCAGCGGCAGGGCAAAGGGCGCACGCAAAACTCATTTTTCAAGGTTATCTAAAATTAGTTGTTTTTACCATGCAATATGCGGAAACGACAGCGTGCGCCCTGCAACGGAAGGGCATCCACCAGCAGCAGGCAAGGGTGGGATAATATTAGGGTCGACTGGGGTTCGAATCCCCAGCCTTCCACTAGAGTTAATTAAAAGATTATGTTGAACAATAAAAAGAACGAATTATGGAAAATGAAATTATTCAAGTAAGCGGTGGAGAAATGCTGGAAGCTATCAACCGCTCGGAGATTGACGGACAGATTGCCACTGCGCACAAGTTCCCGAGAGACATCATGCAATGCAAGAAGAACATGGTGGCATTAGCAGCGATGGACGATGATGTGGCATACAACTGCTTCTACCACCTTGAGCGCACTAGCAAGGACGGAAAAACTACTGTTATCGAGGGTCCTAGTGTTAGGTTCACGGAAATCATTTCTGCCTGCTGGCAGAACCTGCGCATCGCTGGTCGCATCATCGCAAACGATGGCAAGACCATCACGGCACAAGGCGTCTGCCACGACCTAGAGAGCAACGTTGCCTACTCTACCGAAGTGAAGCGCAGCATTCTGACATCGAAAGGTTACACATTCTCGCAGGATATGCAGGTGGTAGTTGGCAATGCAGCCGTGGCTATCGCCCAGCGTAACGCAATCTGCAAGGTCGTTCCGCAGGTATTAATTGCAAGCGTAGTGAAGGAAGTGCAGGAAAAAGCACTCGAGCACATCAAGAAGGCTGGCGTGCAGAGCCAGTGGAAGAACGGTGTAGCCTGCTTCCAAGTATACCAGGTGACAGACCTTATGCTGCTTGACTACATCGGGAAGAAATCAGACGAGGAAGTCACGGCAGAGGACATTCAAAAGCTGGCTGGTGTGTACAACGCCATCAAAGAAGGTACGACCACAGCAGAGGAGACCTTCAGGAAGCCAAAGCAGCAGGAAACCATCGCGCAGCAGGCGCAGGCAGCAGCCGAGAGCGCACAGAAGAAGGCAGAGAAGGCAATGAGCCGCAGCCATGGAAAGACTGGCACAGCAGCGAAAAAGTAGTTTAGTTTATAAAGTTATAACGTTTGCCCGAACCGCCACGGCACAACATATGGGGTGGGCTCCCATCATAACCTACCAAGGGAAGCCGTGGCAACTTTTAAATATTCAGTAAAAAAATTATGACAGAAAAAGAAAACAATCAGAAACACAAGAGCACCATCGACAAGTACTTTGCCCGAACCGCCAAGGCATACAAGACATGGGTCGATGAAAACGAGGAAGAAAGAAATTTTCTACAGATTGCAGTAGAAGATAATGGGGATGTAAGCGAAGAAGGTGACAAAGGTTTCGATTTCCATATTGCCTATTTCGGAAAAACCGATATCCTCGCAAGTGGACTTGTGCATTCAATGAAGAGGGATGAATTCGTTCGTCAGCTTATCATTGGAGCAGCGAAAATGTATTATACCGCAAACATGAAAATAAAAGACAATGAAGCAGATAATTAAATATAAAAGCAGAGAGGAGTGGTTGCAGAACCGCTCAAATGGAATAGGAGCATCAGAGGCAGGCACAGTACTGGGACTGAACCCATGGGAAACACCATACCAGCTTTGGAGACGCAAGAAGGGTATCGACCCACCAAAGGTTGAGAACTTTGCGATGGTTGCAGGACATCTGCTGGAGGATGCCGTGGCGCAGTTCTTTAAGCGGGAGAGCCACTGCCACATCATCAAGGCGAGCACGGACGACTACACCATCACGAACACCGATACTCCGTATCTGCGTGTATCTCCTGACCGCACTTTTTGGAGAACCGGAGCAAAGCACAATGAAGTGGAAAAGTCTATCCTCGAGTGCAAGACCACGCAGATGCAGATAGATGCAGACGACCTCCCGAAGCATTGGTTCTGCCAGCTACAGATGAACCTCGGAGTGGGCGAATACAAGGATGGAGCACTTGCCTGGCTGACAGCAGGCAGGGAGTTCGGCTACCGTGACATCGATTTCGACCCCGAATTCTTCGGATGGATGAGGGACGAGATAACCAAGTTCTGGCTTGACTACATCGTGGGTAACCAAGAGCCGCCAGCCTACAGCGCACAAGACGTTCTCCTAAAGTCTCCTCTACATGTAGCTGGCAAGGAAGTGACCGCAACGAAGGAGATACTCGAACAGATTGCTAGGCTCAAGGAACTCAAGGTTCAGAACAAGAAACTGGAGACCGAGCAGGATGAGATTGAGGACAACTTGAAGCTGTTCTTCGGGGACGCAGAGAGCATCGTTTCGGATTCCGGAAAAACGCTGGCAACGTGGAAAGCACCGAAGGCAAGCGAGAAGTTCGATGCCAAGGCTTTTCAGGCAGACCATCCTAAAGAGTGCGCCAAGTACATCAAGCAGGTGCAGGGAGCACGGAGATTGCTAATTAAGTAAAGGCAGGGCTTATGGCTAGAGTTCCTATATCAAAAACCGACCTACGGAATATAATTTCTCAACTGGAGAATTATATTTCCCTAGGTGGGGAAGTGACAGCACCGACCGACACAAGCCAGCGGAACAAAATCCGGATGGCTACCGTGCTCAAACGGAAGCTGGAAAAGAAACTATCATTATCAGAATAAAATTATGAACGATTCATTCATCTTATACACATCATACTACGATATTATCTATTGGCTGACCGATGCACAACTCGGGCAACTGACGAGAGCGATATATATCTACGCAAGGGATGGGGAGACTATTAGTCTCGAACCAGTCGTGCGTATGGCTTTCTGTTTTATCGTTGACGATATGAAACGGAATAAAGCCAAGTACGAAGAGAAGTTCGAACGATTGAGGGCAAACGGTAGAAAGGGTGGTGCTCCGAAGGGAAATCAGAACGCAAGAAAGAAACAACCAGTTGGTTGTGAAAATAACAAAGAGGTTGAAAAAACAACCAAAAACAACCAAGAGGTTGAAAAAACAACCTTATATGATAAT